AGGTGCTGCCAATCTTGTACATCATTATGTAATGGTACATCTTCAGGAAACCAATGCATTTGATTTTGTTGGACATAGTAATCAAACATCCAGGGATGATCGAAAGGTTTGTAATAATCTCTTGTACCTATTAAACTCATTAAAACATTCCTTGTATTGTGTTTAGTTTTTCTTGTGCCGCAGCTAACGATGAAACTAGATCATCTATATCTTGTACTATATCTGGATGTTCTGCTACCGCTACTGCATTATCTAGATAATTTTTTAGATTAAGCTGTATTATTTCAATGTCTGCTTCGTATTTCATTTCTAAAGCTTTTAAGTATGGATTCATATTATTCTCCTTCCTTAACCATTGACGATTTTATATTGTAGTAAGAAGTAAAATTAATATCATAAGGACTAAGATTATTAAAAGGTGTTTCCCAATCTAAATCTGATTTTATTAATTCATCATAAGATACAAACTGTTTTGTTTCACTTATATAGTACTGTGCATCTTGGACACTCATAACATTCCTCCTAGTTTATTATTAATTTCCCACAAAAGATAAATGACTATTCCCAAACCAATAGCAAGTATCGTATGATACCATATCCATCTAACTTTGTATATCCTTAGTTCTAATCTTCGTTCATCGTCAGCTAGTTTATAATAGTCTAGCATGTCTTTAATCCGTTTTATTAAATCAAATATGTTGTCTTTCATATCGTTTACCACTTATTAATTATGTTAGCTATAATAAAAAAACAAGTTACAAAATTAACTATAACAATTATTGTTCTTAGAATTGCTATAGCATTATCATGCTCCATTGTTTTATCATCACTAAAACTTCCTATGGTGTATTTCCAAATTGTCCAAGCCTTACCCTTCACAACTTAGACACTCCATGTCTTCTAAATTTATTTTAGGTATTTTAATATTAACATTCTCTGCTGCTCTAGCTGCGTCAGATCTTAGATAGTATAAAGACTTTAGCTTATTAGCACCAGCCCAATGAACAGAATTAACGTACTCAAGATAAGAATTGTGAACGTCTTGGGGTTCTGTAGCTTTCGGGAAAGTGAAGAATAAGTTAATGCTTTGGCTTTGACAGATGTACTGCTGCCTTTGGTGTGCATGTTCAATAATCCATAGTTGGTTAAGTTCAGGTGCGGTTCTAAATATTTCTTTTTCTTCTTCAGATAATTCATCAAGATGCTGAACAGAGCCTTCATGAGCCGCAATATCTTTCCAAGTTTCTTCATTGTTTATTCCTTTCTTTTTGAGAAGAGCTTCAAGATATTTGTTTTTAACTTTGTAACTCCCTGTGAGAGTTTTGTGCGTAAATGTGTTGGCCCTTTGAGGCTCCACACTAGGGCTTGTTCCACCACATATAATAGAACTACTAGCGTTAGGAGCAATAGCAAGAAGATGATTGAAACTTGTGGCGTACATACTCTCGAAATTAATTGCGTTACGCTGTAAGTAACTACAAAACCCCATTGCGCCAAGGCCGATTGCGCGTTCTCGATATGCACTATAAGCGGCTTTTGTAAAACCTTTGTGATCTTCTTTAACATAATTTTTAAACCTGTCGTAAGTTGCATTATATTTACCCATGTTCTGAGTATCCGTTGAATGTTCAATGAAATGTTCAAGAACATTATCTAGCATAGTTATCATGTCATCTATGAATTCTTCTGAGTCTTTCCAATCATCAAAGTATTCTAAATTGACTGAGCTTAAACAACAGACAGCGGTTCGTTCTTCGTTAGTTGGAAGGGTTATCTCAGAACATAGATTGCTTTGAGTAACTTTTAATCCTATATCTTTTTGATGTTGAGGTAGCTCTTCATTACAACGATCTAAATTTACAATGTAAGGCTCTCCTGTTTCTGCCCTAGTATTTATTATTTGAAACCATATATCTCTTGCTGACATTATTTTGATAGCTTCATTTGATTTAGGATCTATAAGTCTCCATTCTGTATTATCTTGCACAGCTTTTAAAAACTTATCATTAACAGTTACAGCGTTGTGCAAGTTTAAACACTTACGATTTAGATCTCCTCCAGTAGTCTTTCGCATGTTAATAAATTCTTCTATCTCAGGATGAGACACGTCCATGTAAGCAGCATATGATCCTCTCCTTGTTACACCTTGATTAAAGGCTAA